CTCAGCGAGGGAGTACATACCCATCTTCCATGCTGTTCTGAGCCAGCCTCAGTTCCAGCATATGTCGATGAGTGAAGTATGGGCCAGAATACAGTTGAACCACATGCGGTTGACATCTCAGAACGGCAACCGGCAGGTGAGGCAGGCAAGACGAGTAATGCCGACCGGACGCGGAGCACCCTCGTTCGCTGGGCAAGGCGACATGGCACCAGTAAACCAATCGTACGACTCGATCCTTCGGGAGACACTCGACGCTTTGGGTGTTTGAGTCAAACACAGGAGCAGTATAATGGCAACTCTCGACACGGTTGTCAACGCTATGTTGACTCGCAGCCGCGCCAAGCTGATTATGGCATCTGCGATTTCCGGTACAGTCAGCGCATACCTCCATGCGAAGAAGCGTGTGGTGGTCGAGGATGGCGGCCCGCAGATTAGCAATCCGCTGATTACTGGCCTCAATCCCAACGTGACATCGATGCAGTACTACGACACTGTGCCGGTGAACCAGACTAACGAATTCGTGACGGTCAATCACTTCATGTCACGGGTCGTCGGATCGCTCATCATCTCCGACCAGGAAGAGGACGAGAACCAGGGTCGTGCGGCGATTTTCAAGATCATCAAGGGCAAGATCATGGCCTTGGATGAGTCCATCTCTCGTCAGTTCGCTATGTACCATACGAGTGTGGGTGCTGGAACCGACCCAAACGGTCTCGGCAACCTCATTCCGGTTGATCCTACCAGCGGCTCGGTTGGTGGCATCAGCATGGCAACGGAGAGCCAGTGGAGAACGTCGGCGTACGACTTCACGGGGACGCTCACGCCGGAAAACATCGAGGAGGCATTCGATGACATCACCGAACTTGACCTCAATCGGTCAACAGACGGCCAAAGCTCTCCGCAGCCTACTGTCATCTTTGCCGGTCGCAACATCTACAGAATGCACAAGGCTGCGGCCCGTGACAAGCAGCACATCGACCTGGATGCGACGGGGACAGGCAAGAAACTTGTCAATCTGGGGATTGTCGGCACAACCCACAACGGCATTCCGCTGTTGTTCGACGAGAAGCTGAACGCCAACCAGGCGTACTTCGTCAACGACGGCTACATGACGCTGCATGTGCTGCGTGGTGTCAACATGAAGATCAAGCAGCTTGTTGCACCGTGGTCGATGGATGCTACGGGTCGTCGTGTCGTGTGGGAAGGTCAACTCTGCACATGGCGCAACTACCGGACGCATGCCTTCCTCACCAACTAGCGTTTGAGTCAAACACAGGAGTAACGTCACATGATGACGGCAAACATGATCGGTGCGCGACTCTCGTTTGTGGTGCGGGAGTTGCAGGGCACGGTCAAGCGGGAGAAGGTGCGTCTCGTCTTGACCAAGAAAGGTAATGCCAAGTCGCGCGACCAGTACGAGTGGAAGCGCGAGATGGTCGAGGAGCCTGCCGGGTACATGGTGTACTTCCCGCGTGGTCACGTCGCGCGGTTTCCGACCAGGCAGCTTCTGGAGCACTACAATCTGCACCTGAAGCCTCGGGTCATCAACCTTGATGGCTTGACGGACCCGAACAGCCCGCTCGGACGGGTGATGCTGGCGCAAGACAATGACGCTCGCGCCGGTGCCATGATCGACATGGAAACCATGGTCATCCAGATGGCTTGCGCAAAGACTGGTCCGCAGTTGATGCCTGAGCAGATCGTAGACAGGGAGGCAGCATAATGGGCGCTCAGGACCGTAAGTTCTTCCAGCAAGGCGTCAATATGTATGTCAAGGCGATGTCGTATTCGTCTGACATGCTTGACCTTGAACCGCAGTCGTTCAGTCTCGGTACTCCGGCGGCTGCGAATCCTACCAAGTACGGAACGCTCATTGCAGCCAACTCTGCGGCGAATACGAGTGTGGCAATATCGCCCGTTGGTGTTGCCGACTCTCCGTACGGACGCAATATCGTCGTTACACCGTCGGGCGTTCCTGGCAATGCAAACGTTATGGATGTCTACGGCCAGGACTATCTCGGTCAGCCGATGGTTGAACGATTTACTGGCTCAGCGGCTGCGTCGGCTGGGCTTGTCGGCAAAAAGGCGTTCTATCGTGTTCTGTCAGCGAAGAACATCACTCCGGCGACGAACGCAATTACAGTCTCGATCGGTACTGACGTGAAACTCGGCTTCCCGTACAAGGGCATCATTGCCTTTGCTCGTGAAGCAGGTGCGACGATTCTGGCGGCTGCCATCACAGGCACGAACCAGGTGTTGGCGGACCTGACTGATCCGGCAACGAACGTCACCGGCGACCCTCGCGGCACGTACCAGGCTGCGGCTGCACTGAACGGAACGACCAAGATCGAAATCGAACTGTTCGGTGACGGGAGCGTGAATGCAGCAGGCAATGGTGGCTTGTTGGGCATTCAGCACTTCGGCGGTTAGTGTGTGACTCAAACAGGGGTGGGTCATCGCGATCCACCCCCTCGGAGATGAGCAATGCCTGCGACGATTCGAAATATCGTTGACGACGCTCAGGAACTCGTCGGTGAGGTTTCCGGTCCTGGCGTGCAGATGTACTCGGATGATCGCATGTTCGCGGATGCCATCCGGGCGTTCAATATGCTCTACAAGAAATACAACTGGCGTCACTACTGTAATTGGGTCCAGTTGACGCTCGACGGTGTGAAGGGCATACCTACGACCAACGAGCTAGAGTCTGTACTAGACTTCGAGGACATCATTGCGGTACGTCGGGATGGTGCCCACGCGAATCTGAGCATTGCGCCGCGGTCTATAAGCCCGTTTCAGGGGGACATGCTGTCAGGATCAGGTCCGGTGTATTGGAACAGTCTCAATGTGCTTGACCCAGACTATGCCCTGAAGCGTATCTACATACTGCCAAGGACTTCTACTGGCAAGATCAATGTGTTCGCCAAGTTCTACCCAATTCTTCGTGATGCTTGGGACTGGCAGGACACAATGTATCTGGATCGTGACATGTTGGTCTATGGTACGGCTTGGGCTACGCTAGCTACAGACGATCTGAATGCTGCGGCTGCCGATATGACGAAGAATATGATGGAGATGCGGTACAAGGACATTCAACAGCAACTGTCGTCGTTCGAGATTACGTTCGGCTCCGGTGGTCGTTCCGGCATACCGAATGAATGGGTAATTGGCAACGCTGGGTGAGTCAAACACACCCATTTTCATGAGTGCAAGCTATGTCCGCACTGTTCCCAAAGACGTTTCAGCACAAGACACCAGCGTCGAAGCTCCTGGACCTATCGCTCAGGAACTTTGGCGGAGGGCTGAATGCTGTCGATGACGACTTCAGTATGGAGCCTAAGTATGCCGTAACGTTGAAGAACTACCGGCGCACTCCGTCTGGTGGTCAGCAAGTGCGTTTCGGCAGTAACTGGTTCACTGATTTGACCGGCATCGTGACTGGCACAATCATGGACATGACGTATTTCAATGGTCGTCTGGTTGTTGTGACGACAACTGGTCAGATGGCTTCGGTGCTGCCTAATGGTGTTGCCAATGCGATCTGGAGTTCAACGATAGCGGCTGCGTTGCCTGGGGCTCCGGGTGGCTGGAGCGGTGCTTTCGTTGCCGTTAGCTTTGTGCCGTTCAAGGATCAGCTTATCATCCATAACGGAGTTGATAAGCCTGTCAGTATCGACAAGGTATTTCACGTCACGTACTTGCAGGACTTGGCCACTGGCAGTAACGTGAACACGCCAATAGGCAAATACGGATGTGTTGCGCAGAATTACCATTGCGTTGCTGGGATTGTGAACCAGCCAACGACTATCTACATATCGGCAGTGGGCACTTCTGGTGTGTTTCCTGGCGATCCGGTGCCGAACGACTCGATTTCTATTGACGTGGGAGCGTACTCGCCGCAAGGTGCCGCTGCCATTCGCGGTCTTGCTGGTTTTCGTAGCTATCTGCTCATATTCTTTCAGGGTCAAACGCTGCTTGTTCTGCTTGGGAATTACGATTCGGGAGGCACTCACAAGCCACAGTTTCCTGATACGCTACCGAAATTCGGTCTTTTGGGTCATCGCTGTGTGACTCAAGTTGAACACGACATGATCTTTACTGGCCTCGATGGGTTCAGTGATGCGAAACGTAATCTGTTCAGTGGCAACGTTACCAGCGATCATGTCAGTGACCGTATTGAGCCATTTTACCGAAACGTAACAGGTAATCTGACGGATGCGCAGCAGCAGAACAACTGCTTCCTGATCCATGATCCGCTGTGGCATGATACGATTTTGTTCAATCCGTCTGGACGTGCTTTTGTGCATACCGGGAGCGAGAACCTACACTATAGTTCGTGGTCCGAGTACGACTTTCCGACGCTGTGGACGTGTGCATGCACTACGTTCCTTGGACGTGTGTTTTACGGTGCTGGTATGCGAATATTCCAGCATGGCAATCCTGTGTTCCTGGGAGAGAACTGGAACGCGGATCGCATGAATGACAGAGATGCTAATTGGGCACCCAGCACAGCGTATGCAGTCAATAAGATCATTCGAGATACTGTCAATAACATCTCGTACACATGCATGCAGGCACATACAAGCGGCACAACTACGATGGCGGCTGACGTTGCTGCATTCCCTGCTTATTGGACGGTATACAATGGCATTCCGATCCAGTTCGAAATGGAGTTACCGTGGCTCTCGGGCAAAGACCCGATGAAGTCCAAACAGTTGCGGTTCATTAGTATCGGAACAGTGGGTTCGGCCGAGTACACAGTAGAGGCGTATGTGGATGGGTTGTATAAGGACGATACCGGCATTGTGCGGTTTGGTCCTGCGCTGTCGATGAAATTCATTGGAGGCGGAACGCTTGGCGCAGGTTACAATGATGGGCCGATGGGCGGAGGCAGGCGTGGAGATGATCCTAGACTGTGGGGCTCTCCAGTCAAGTTCAAGTTGCTGAAACTGAGAGTCGTCGGAACAACCACGAAGCCTCTCCAAGTCCTCAGCGCATCGTTCCTGTACTCTCGTGGTAGGTATAAACGTTAGCTCCCCGATCGTGGTCGAGGAGAACGTTTGACTCAAACAGCCATTCGTGAGGTAGGTCCATGACACTTACATACACCAAGAACTATCGGTTCCCAAAGACCGACTTCATGTCTGAGCCTTGGATTCAGGGCATCTGGGACTCGTTCGATGCTATCGATTCCTTGATGTACGGTCAGGCGGCGAGCAATGGCACGTCGATATGGCAGAACTCGTACCAGTACAATCTGGGCCTTCAGGTAATTGATTCAGTCGATAGCTCGACATGGGTGTGCGTAACTTCGCATACGAGTGCTGCATCGCCGACGACGTTTGCGCAGGATCGAGCGGCTCATCCGACATACTGGAATGCAATCATGCTCTCGTTCAAAGTGCGAGGGCAGTGGCTGAACAATACTGCGTACAACCCTGGTGATATGGTGTACGACACAACGGCAGGTCGGAACATTCAGGCAGTATGTGCGACCAAGCATGTCAGCAATGCTGCTGGTACGATCAATGACGATGCTGCCTATTGGGGATTCACATACAACAGCTTATCGCCTCAGACGGCCTCTGGCATTGGCTACAGCAATGCAGTAAGCCATCTGGTGGCTACCAATGTGCAAACTGCTATTGACGAAGTTGTTGTTG